GAGCGCCAGAGAGCAAAAACGCGACAGCGACAGCGACGGCGACCGCAGGTCGGCGGTGCGTGAGCTGCTACAAGTATAAGAGTTCTGCTTCCTTTGGGCTTCTTGGTGGTGTGTGCTGGATGTGTGGTGCTGGGTGTGTGGTGCTGGGCGTGCTGTTGGTGTGTGTGTAGTAGGGGTATGGCTTAGATTTGAGTGGTATGGTTTGAAGCTACCCTCGCCAAACTTTTTCCCGCTAAAGGCGTTTCTCCGGCGATCTTTGCTAGGCTTTAGCGAGCTAGCCCGATGAGGCGTTTTGGTGTGTGATATAACATGTTATGCCCATGTTATACTCGTGTTAGGTTGACATAATGTTATGGGGTGTTTTCCCAAGAAAACGAGGAATTCGTAGCTGGTATAACATGTTATGCCGTGTTATATAACATGTTAGGTTTACATAATGTTACGAAGTGCTTCTCTTGTGTTTATAGCTAAAGCTGCTATTATAACAATATAACATTAACCCCCCCCCTTTAGGGGGGGTATGTTATATTGTTATATAACGCTAGCATACTAGGGAGAGGGATTGTTAAGGGAGAGGGATAATGAAAGAAGAACATGGCCGGACAAACATTGGCCGGACGAATGCGGAGCGGAAGGAAGACAAGGGGGTTAGGAAGGCGGCCTTTTTGAGGGCATTCCGTGAGGTTGGGACGAGGAACGGGGCGTTCCGCATTGCGAAGATATCGAAGGCGACATATGACCGGTGGGTGTGGACGGATCCTGACTTCATGAGGGCGGTATCGGATGCACAGGTGGCGTTTGGGGAGTATTTGGAGGAGATAGCGTTGGAGAGGGTAAAGAACCCTGACAAGAACCGTGGAAGTGACGTATTGCTTCTGGGTTTATTGAATGCTAATCTACCGACGAAGTTCCGGCCTCAGTTCGCGATGAGTGAGGACTCGGCCAAGGATTTGATTATTGAGTGGCGGAAGGCGGCACGGGACAGGGTGCGTGAGGAGAAGGTGAGGGAGCCGGAGGAGTTGCCGGTGAGTGTTGAGAGGACGTTGACGGAGTTGTTGGAGAAGCGCCGGGACGCACCTGAGAAGGACGAGTAGCCGTGGCGAAGCCTAAGAGCATGGCGCAGCGCAAGAAGATACGGAAGAAGGCCCATCGGGGAGATAGAGTGGGGAAAAAGCGATGACGACGCTTACGAGGGGGCCTGACCTCCGGGATTATTTATTCAAGAAGGTCGGCTTTACGCCGATGGAGGAACAACGGCGCATTCTTGAGTCGCCGTACCGGTTTAACCTTGTGGCCGGCGGAGAACAGGCGGGGAAAAGCCTTATTGCATCCAAGTATTTGCTTTCAAAGTTCGCGGAAACGGAAGAACGGGGGCTTTATTGGCTCGTTGCGGCGGATTATGAACGGACACGGGCGGAATTTGAGTATTTATTACAGGATTTCTCCACGCTTGGGATCCTGAAAGAGGCGTCCAAGCGGGTTGACCCCGGACATCTGCTTCTTGCAGACGGCACACGCATCGAAACGAAGTCGGCAAAGGACCCCAGGACACTTGCCATGAGGGCTCCGAACGGTATCCTGGGGTGCGAAGCGAGCCAGCTCGACCTGGAGACGTTTTTCAGGCTCAGAGGCCGGTGCGCCCCCAAACGCGGATGGATGTTTCTGTCCGGGACGTTCGAGGGGAGCCTGGGGTGGTATCCCCAGATGTTCACCGCGTGGGCGTCTGGGGCAGACAAGGAGGCACGGGCCTTCTCCCTGCCAAGCTACACCAATGTCCATCTCTACCCGGGTGGTGCCGATGACCCGGAGATACAACGGCTCAAGGACGTAGCGAGTGACGACTTCTTCATGGAGCGGATCGAGGGGAAACCCTCTCCGCCGCGGGGACTCGTGTTCCCGGAGTTTAGGCCCGATGCACACATAAGCGAGGTGGAATATGAACAGGGTGATCCGGTGCATCTCTGGATGGACCCGGGCTATGCGGGGGCGTATGCGGTTGTTGCGGCCCAGGTCAGGGGGGAACAAATCTGCGTCATCGACGAGATCTACGAGCAAGGACTCGTCACCGACGACATCATCGCCATCGCCCAGACCAGAGACTGGTGGAAAGACGTACGCTTTGGGGTCATCGACATCGCAGGGACCCAGCACCAAGCAATGGCAGCGCCGGCCGAGGTCTGGCTGGAAAGGACAGGGCTTTACCTCTCCTCCCAGAAGATACGGATTAACGAGGGGACAGAACGGCTCAAGGGGTGGCTCAAGATAGACCCCAAGACTCATGCACCGAGGATGGTTTTCAACCCGAAATGCCGCGGCATCCTGTCAGAGTTCGGCTCCGCGCCGAACCCGTTTGACGGCCAAACCAAGGCGTATAGGTGGAAAACTGACCGGGAAGGCAACATAGTTGGAGAAATTCCAGAAGATAAGTATAATCATAGCGTAAAAGCTGTGATCTACGGCCTGATTGACCGATTCGGGTACGGATATGTCGAAGGACGTGACCGTATCCATGTGAAGAGGTGGGTGTAGATGGCAAGGCGTAAACCTGAAGATATCGTGGCCCTGGTTGAGGCGCACTACGACGCCACGGAACCACTGCGCCAGAGGATGCAGGACGACCACGCCCTTTATCGGCTGGACCCGTTCGATGCAGGTGAAGGCTATCAGAGCTATACCAGCAACGATCCCCAGACCTATGCGGAAAAGGTGATCGGCTGGGTCTCCGGGGCAGAGATGACGGTGCGTATCCCGCATGACGGCGCGGAGCCTGATATCAGGGAACGCAACGACATGAAGGAACGGTTCCTCATCGGCATGCTAAAAGCCGCCGATGAACGGCTGTGCAGGCTCATGCTCCCCACCCTGCGTGACCAGCTTGGCTGGTACTCCGTTATCCGGGGCTGGTATGCGGGTAGGGCACTCCTGGCGAAACGGGAGGACGGCTCAACATATGTCGATATCACGCCCTGGGACCCGCTCCATACCTACTGGGGCACAGGCCCCGACGGGCTGGACTGGATTTGCTATAAGGTTCCGAAGACCAAAGAGCAGATATTTGCCCAGTACAACATCAAAGTAGACTGGAACGCCCAGTATACCGCAGACGGTATAAACGTCTACGACTTCTACGACAAGGAATTCAATACCCTCCTGATTCATAACGGCTCAAGTACGCAGCCGCTGACACGGGTGGTGAAGAAACAGATACGGCATGGCGCTGACCAAGTGCCTGCCTTCTTGGGTCCGATAGGGTCAAACCCCTATATCGTGGCACTCTCCCAGTCCACCATGCAGGACACCATCGCCGATGTGGGCGAATCAGTGTTCCGCTCAACAAGAGACCTCTACCCGAAACATAACCTCATGATGAGCACACTGCTGGAACTGACCGCACGGTCGCGGCGGCAAGGACTCATTGTGCGGTCACGGGACGGCACGAAGACACTCGATGAAGACCCCTACCTGGAAGGCTCAGAGATATCCCTCGCTCAGAACGAGAACGTGGAACCACTGGGCCTCCTGGAAATGGCTAAGGAGACGGGAGCGTTCATGAGCCTCGTCTCAGGAGAGATGCAGCGCGGCTCCATCCCCCACTCGGTCTACGGGGAGCTGCCGTTCCAGCTATCCGGGTTCGCTATCAACACACTGCGCCAAGGCGTGGAAACCGTGGTGAATAAGTATCTCCGTGGTGTTGAGAAGGCTTACCAGATGATGTTCAACCTCATCTCGGATCAGTACTCCGAAGGGTCCTTCAAGTCTATGGAAGTCTCCGGGATGGACCGGAACCGGGTGTACTTCACCGAGGAGATCAACCCCGACGACCTGAAGGACACAGGGCAGCCTATAGTTAACCTGATAGGGCAACTGCCGCAGGACGATATGACACGGTACTCTATGGCCCAGATCGCACGGGAAGGCCCAACGCCGCTTCTGTCCGATAGGGCTATCAGGGACAGGATACTGGCAATACAGGACGCAGACCAGATGGATGACTCCATCAAAGAGCAGTTGGCAGAGCGGATGCT